AACTTTTAAGAAGAGATCATCCAGAACTTTATAATCAAATTTACAATCTTGGAGAAGATTTAAGTCAAAAACAAATATTAGATGAGTTTGATATTACCGGTAGAAAACCAAATGCTCAAGGCGGCTTAAATTACTTAATGGGATTTTAAATGGGTATCGGTTCTTATAAAGAAGCAGAAAGATATCGTATGCGCACGAATAAAAACTTAACAAGAAGTTTTTATTTAGACACAAGACGAACTTTAGATGAGGAACCTTTTGCCTGGGAACAAACGCAAGACGCCGGAATCATGCAGCCGGGAACTGTGCAAGAGTTTAGTGATGGTGGTAGAGTTGGATTTGAATTAGGTGGAAAAGTTAGGAGCAGAGGAGAAAAAATAATGTCAAAAGATAAATTAGATTTAATTAATAACATTGTATCAGAATCTAATTTAAATCCCTTTTCATCTCTTTCAAAAAATAAAGTATTAGAAAAAGCAGGATATTCTCATAGTGCTTATAGTTTTGTTAATTCTCAAGTAAAAGAAAAACTTAAAACATTAATTCCAATTGAAGAAAAATTTAAAAATTATGTTTATAGTATGATGGATAATTCAAACAATATTTTATTTGATGATCTTGTAAAAGATAATGGAATTAAAAATCATTTAGAAAAAAAATTTAATCTTACGGTAACAAATCCAACAAGTCCAAAAATAAAAAATGTTTATAACATTCCAGAAATAAAAGAATTTATAAAACAAGGTTCTCATTATGAAACTTTAAATTCTTATAAAAACAAACAAATGACTTTAAGTGAAGTTTTTAATAACATCGGTTCTAAAAAATCTTATGGCATACCTAATGTATCAGGTTTACCTGGAAATATTATTGCAGTTGCAGCTAGAAGTGAAAGAGCGGGTAATAAAAATATTAAATTTATAAATAAAGATAATAAAGATGTTTCAAATATAATGTTTGAATTCAATAATAAAATATATGGAGTTAATCCAGATGTTGATGTTTATAACGGTAAAAAAGTTATTAATTTAACAACAACAGACCTTCGTACTTTACCTGAATTTAGTGATTATATTAAATCACTTGAAAAATTAGAAATTAAAAAAAATGAAATTGTTGAACATCCAAAATCAAAAAAATTAGTTACTTTAGATAATCTTTTACAAGAAACTTATAATGTTGGAAGAAATTATATGTACGGAAGATCGGCCCTTGAATTAGATCATTTGGATATAAAAAATAAACCATTTTCAGATTTAAGAATTTTACCAAAACATATAAATCAAGCTGCAGGTTTAATTAATAAATCTACCTCTACCATAAAAAATAAAGAATTAGCATTAAAAGGTATTGGATATAATATTCCTGAGGAAGCTATTACAGATTCAATTTTAAAATATGCTGATAGAACTTTAGTAAAAAAAATACCAATAACTAAGACAACAGTTGATGTTGCAAAAGAAAAAATTTCTAAAATAGAAAACTTATTAGATACTACCACTGAAGAAAAAAAAGCTATTAACTTATTAAACAGAGTAAATTTTGGAGCAGACCCAAATCTTATTAAAGAATTATATGGTAAAGAAATAAATACAGTTAAAAATTTACTTAATAAAGTACCTGGTCCTATAAAAGCAGCTGGAAAAATATTTGGAATAGGAGATGTTATTTTAGAAACAATACTTGCAGCTCCTGATGTATTACAAGGAGACATAGAAGCAGCTAAAAGAGGATCTATTTTTGGATTATTTGGATATGGTAAAGAATTAGATGAAGAAATATTGGAACAAGCAAAAAATAAAGAATCAGTTCAAAGAGCTATACAAAATCTTAAATTGACTCCTGAACTTAGAAATTTAATGGAAGAGAAAAAAAGTATAGAACAAGGATTAGCAAAAGGTACAATGGATGAAGAACAAAAATTAATTTTATCTCAAAATTTAAATACCATTGATAATAGAATAAAAGAAATAAATGATTATTTAAGTAAAAATGAATATCTTGAGGAAGATGAAACAAATTTTCTTAATACTGCATTTGATTTAGCTAAATCAAAAGCAAAAAAAGCAGAAAAAATGTTTGGTCCACAGTTTAAACAAGCACAAGGTCCAACATTAGAACAAAGATTATTTAAAAAAATATTAGATGAAGAAGGTTATTCAGAACTTATTCCAGAAGAATCAAAACAAAAAATAGCAGGCACTTATACTCCAATTGAAATTCCAGAAATTCAAGCCCCTGATGATTCTATGATGAGACAAGAATTTAAAAAAGGAGGAATATCTAGAAGAGATATTTTGGCATTATTAACTGGAGCTGCGGCAGCACCTGAATTAATCAAAGCTATAAAAGGAACTAAAAAAGCTGCTCAAACAGTAAGAACTGCATCTAAAATAAAAATAGAACCAGCGGAAGGAATGTATGAATGGTTTCCAAAGTTAGTTGAAAAAGTAAAAGAGATGGGAAAACCTATTAAAGAAGAACAATTAATAATGGTGCCTTCTTATAAAAATAGCCCTAGACCTTTTACAAGTAGGCTACCGACAGGAGAAGAAAAATTAACTAAACATGTTGATGGTGATACAACTTTTATTTTAAGAGAATATCCTGATGGAAGAATTGCAGTTGATATTGATTCACCTAGAAATCAACAATTGTATGGTCAACCTTTAAGTTTGTATTATAGACCTAAAATGCAATTTAAAAATTATAAGGGTGAAATAAAAGTAGAACCAGCAGAATTTAAAGTTCTTGAAGCAGAGCCTAGACTATTTGCAAATGGACCAGATGATGTAGATATTGATTATACGGAAGTTGTTAAAAATCCAAAACGAAATACTGTCTTTGGTGATGTAGAAGCTGCTGAAAGATTTGCAACAGGAAAAATTAAAAACAGAAAAATTATACCTGTTAAACAATCTTTAAGAAATGAAATGGAAGATGATCCTTCAACTTTCATTATGAGACAATCAGGAGAACTTGGTTCAGCATCAGCACCAGAAGAAGTGATTAAATCTAGTGAAGACATACTTAAATTACCAGAATGATCAAAACAAAAAGATTAACATTAACAATACCACCTAAATCAGGGCCAACCCCACAAGGCTTGAATATTAACTATAATACTGTTACAACAGTTAAATCGGAGAAAATTAATGGCAGAAATAGACAAGGGTCTAATCCCAAACATAGGTAGTTCTTTAACTCCTGAACAGGAGATAGAACAAGTCGTAGCCGAAACAGAAACAGTTTCATCTAGTCCTACTGAAGTTACTGAAAATGAAGATGGAAGTGTTGATATTAATTTTGACCCAAAAGCAAATATGGAAGGGGCTGCACTAGAACATGGAGCTAACCTTGCAGAGTTTATTGAAGAGAATGATTTAAATTTATTAGGAACAGAATTATTTCAAAACTACGAAGATTATAAAAATTCAAGAAGAGATTGGGAACAAGCGTACACTCAAGGTTTAGATTTACTTGGATTTAAATACGAACAAAGAACAGAACCATTTCAAGGAGCATCAGGTGCGACACACCCTGTTCTTGCAGAAGCTGTTACACAATTTCAAGCTTTAGCTTATAAAGAATTATTACCAGCAGAAGGACCAGTTAGAACTCAAGTGATTGGTGCGTCTACTCCTGATACTGAACAACAAGCAGAACGTGTTAAAGAATTTATGAATTATCAAATTATGGATGTCATGAAAGAATATGAACCAGAGTTTGATCAAATGTTATTTTATTTACCATTATCAGGATCTACATTTAAAAAAGTTTATTATGATGAAACAATTGGAAGAGCAGTATCACAATTTGTACCTGCAGAAGATTTAGTTGTTCCTTATTCAGCAACTTCATTAGAAGATGCAGAAGCAATAGTTCATGTTTTAAAAGTTTCAGCAAATGATTTAAGAAAACAACAAGTAGCAGGATTTTATAGAGACATAGAATTATTACCATCAGATGATGGAGTAACTGAAACAGATGATGTTAAAGATAAAGAAAGACAATTAGAGGGAGTTACAAAAAGTAATTACAACGAAGATGTATTTACACTATTAGAATGTCATGTGAATTTAGATTTAGAAGGATTTGAAGATGTAGATGCACAGACTGGTGAGCCCACAGGAATTAAACTTCCATATATTGTAACAGTTGAAGAAGGCTCAAGAGAAATTTTATCTATTAGAAGAAACTGGGATGCTCAAGATGTTAAAAAAGAAAAGAAACAATATTTTGTTCACTTTAAATTTTTACCAGGATTTGGATTTTATGGATTTGGTTTAATTCAAATGATTGGTGGATTATCACGTACTGCAACATCAGCTTTGAGACAATTATTAGACGCCGGAACCCTGTCTAATTTACCAGCAGGATTTAAACAAAGAGGAATTAGAATTAGAGACGATGCACAATCTATTCAACCAGGTGAATGGAGAGATGTTGATGCCCCAAGCGGTAATTTAAGAGATTCTTTTATGACGTTACCATATAAAGAACCTTCGCAAACATTACTTGCTCTTATGGGGGTCGTAGTTCAGGCGGGTCAGCGCTTTGCATCTATTGCTGACCTTCAAGTAGGGGATGGGAATCAGCAAGCCGCAGTGGGTACGACCGTAGCCTTGCTGGAAAGAGGAAGTAGAACAATGTCTGCAATTCATAAAAGAATATATGCGGCAATGAAGCAAGAATTTAAATTACTTGCTAATATTTTTGCTTTGTATCTTCCACCAGAATATCCTTACAACGTTGTAGGAGGTCAAAGAACAATTAAACAAACTGATTTTGATGATCGAGTAGATATCATTCCAGTTGCAGATCCAAATATATTTTCACAAACACAAAGAATTTCTATTGCACAAACAGAATTACAACTTGCAATGTCAAATCCTGGAATTCATAACATGTATGAAGTTTATAGAACTATGTATGAAGCATTAGGTATAAAAGACATTGATAAAATTTTAATGAAACCTCAACCGCCACAACCAAAGGACCCTGCATTAGAGCACATTGCTGCTCTTGCAGGGCAACCATTCCAAGCATTTCCGGGACAAGATCATAGAGCACATATCACATCTCATTTAAGTTTTATGTCAACTAATCTTGCAAAAAATGCCCCACCTCTAATGGCTGCATTAGAAAAAAATATTTTTGAACATATTTCTGTTATGTCACAAGAACAAGTTGAAGTTGAATTTAGAAATGAAATGCAACAGCTTCAACAAATGGGATTACAGATGCAACAAATGGGTCAACAGAATCCTCAAATAGTACAACAAATGCAAATTCAAGCTAAAATGCTTGGAGAAAAAATTGAAGCTAGAAAAGCACAATTAATTGCTGAAGCAATGGAAGAATTTTTAAAAGAAGAACAACAAATTAATTCATTATTATCAAATGATCCTATTGCAGCGCTAAGATCACGTGAATTAGACCTTCGAGCACAAGAAAATTACAGAAAAGAAGTTGAAGGTAAAGACAGAATCAACCTTGATAAGATGAAAACAATGATGAATCAATCAACTCAAGATGATAAACTAAAACAAAACGAAGATTTAGCTAAATTAAGAGCAAATACTTCGCTAGAAAAGACGATTTTGGCAGCAAAATTAAAAAACAATCAGAATTAAGTTTCAAAAATAACAAAAAAGAGGTATAAAATAGATATGAAAAATAAAAATACAAAAATTGGTCAATCTAAAGAAGTAAATTTTGATAAATTTACTGACAAACAAGGAAATTTGCTTGGTGGAGTGGAAGTTGAGATGTCAAATCCTCAAGAAA